ATATCGATGTTCCCGATGCTTATCGTTCCAAAATTTATAACCATATTTTTGAATCGTTCGGTCGTGAGAAGTGTGCGTATGTTCTGGCTATGGGTACTCTGGCAGGAAAGGCGACAATCGACGAGATTGGACGAGCTCTTGCTAAGGTCTGGAAGCGAGAGAATCAGAGCACAGATGAGTCTGAGAACCCTTATTCTCTTGATCGAATTGCAAAAGTGAAAAAGGAATACGACGCTGACGCTGAAAAGTGCCGTGCAGACCATCCTGATATCTTTTACTATTTCGATGGATTGCAGGGGACAATTGTATCGCTGTCTCACCATCCGGCTGGCGTTATCATCGCTCCAATCGACCTCTATAAAAGGTATGGTGTCTTCCAAGATAAAGACGGTCTGCCTATTCTGTGTCTTGATATGGAAGCGTCTCATGCAGTCGGTCTGGCAAAGTATGATATCCTCGGTCTTGATACAGTATCTGTTATTGATAAGACTTGTAAGCTGGCTGATATTCCGTACCCACACACATGGGAAATGAACTTCGATGACCAACAGGTTTGGGCAGACATGAAAAAATCTCCTGTTGGTATTTTCCAGTTTGTTGAGGATTTTGCATTTGATTCGCTCAAAAAATACGATGTCCACAGCATTGCAGATCTGAGCTTGGTCACAGCAGCCATTCGACCCGGTGGTGCTTCTTACAGAGATAAACTCTTCCGGCACGAAGCAAATCACAACCCATCGCCTGAAATTGACGAGCTGTTAAAAGATAGCTTGGGTTGGCTTGTTTTTCAGGAACAGACTATTGCATTCCTTCAACAGTTCTGTGATATGAGCGGCAGTGATGCAGATAGTGTTCGTCGTGCAATCGGTCATAAGAACAAGGCGGAGTTGGATGCGGCAATGCCTCGTATCCTGAATGGTTATTGTAATCACTCGACAAAATCAAGAGAAACTGCTGAGACAGAAGCAAAAGAATTCCTACGGGTTATTGAGAACTCCGCCTCGTATCAGTTTGGTTTGAACCATGCTACCGGCTACTCAATTCTTACATATTATTGTGCGTATTATCGTTACTACTACACACATGAGTTTATCACGGCGTTGCTTAATACAGCAGATACGCAAGATAAAATCATTAAAGCAACTCAATTGGCTGGCGAGCGTGGAATTCAAATTATGCCAATCAAGTTCAGGCATTCAAGAGATGAATATGTCTACGACAGAAGCGACAAAAGGATCTATCAAGGCATGGAATCTATCAAGTATCTAAACAAACGGCTAAGTCGTGAATTCTACAAGCTACGCAATACCAAGTTCGATTCCTTTGTTGATCTGCTTGTTATGAATCAGAAGAAAAAAATTGCCGACAGCCGCCAGATGGATATTCTTATCAAGCTTGACTTCTTCTCTGAGTTTGGCAATCCGAATCAGCTTCTGGAGCAGGTAAAAATCTTCAGTGAATTCTATGGCGCAAAGCAGCTTAACAAGCTTGATATGGATGAGCTACTGCCACATGACACAATGCTCAAACTGTGCGAAAAAGAAACTGAAAAGAAGTATGTCAATGTCGATTGGCTAAGAATTGTCCAACTACTTTGTATAAAAACGTCCGACATTAAAACTTCCATTACTGATCGAATCCAGTATGAAGCTGATTGCCTTGGATATATCCAACTCACTATTCCGAAATTGAATCCTTCTTATATCTACGTCCTAGATATCGATGGTAAATTCTCTAACAAAACAGTTCTGGGATATGTCTTACAAAATGGTCAGCAGCGCCGGCTTAAAGTCAAAGCTCGCACACTGGAAACTGATCCGATTGAAAAAGGAGACATCCTCCGTATCGATGAAGAACGAGAAGAGGGGCGTTGGTCAAAGGACGAGCGCGGTCAATGGGTTCAGTCGAAGACAGATAAGGAAACAATTCTTCGTAAATACGCTCATGTGCGGTAAGTCGCTAGAGCTATGGAAGGAGGTGAATTAGTGACATATAACGAAATCACTCAAGTTCTTAAATCTATGGTTATCGTTGTAGATGACCGAGAAAAAGATACTCCACTCCTACATCAACGGTTGACTTCATTTCCATGTGCGTTTATGCGTAAGCGGTTGGACTTTGGAGATTATACCGCAGAAGTGACACTTCCGAATGGCGAAAAGTTCTCGCTTGCAGACAAAGTAGTGGTCGAAAGAAAATACGACTTGACAGAAATCTGCGGTAACTTCACAACAAATCGAATCCGGTTTGCTAAGGAGTTCGACAGAGCTGCAGCCGCTGGGGCAAAGACATACATACTTATTGAAAATGGCTCATGGGAGAAGATTCATAAAGGTGCTTATCGTAGCAAAATGACTCCTGCTTCACTGCTTGGCAGTCTAACCACATGGCTTGCTCGATATAATTGTCAGATCATTTTCTGCGAATCAACTTCAACCTCGTGGCTAATCCATGCGTTTCTTCTCCACGAAATGCGCGAAGCGCTGACCCATTATGAAATGCCACAGAAACCCAAAAGAACAAGAAAGAGTGCAGAAGAAGACATTATTAAATAAGGAGAATTTGCCATATGTATTATCTTATCAATAATGAAATGGATCAATCCAGATCTATTTATAAACATCCGAGAATGGGACGTTTTTATCGTGGTGAATTTACAGGATTAAACGGCAGATATGATGGTATGAAAGTTTATACTTGCAAAACTTTAAAAAGAATTCTGAGTCTCCGTGAAGCTGTACATAATTATTCAGGCGAGTGGTTCGATGTTTATGATGAAAATGGACAGGTAAACATTGATGAATGATCTTCAAAAATTGGCTATTCCAAAAAAGGAACGACTCGAAGTTCAACTTATTGATGGAACCGAAGAACATAATGTCAAATACGTCATCACGTCGCTGGCAACTATCAAAGGTGACGATATCTTTAAGAATTTCCGATTGTACTCAGTTGGCGACGATGGGCGACTGACTCAGATAGAAAAACGGGATAGTGATCCATATTTTAGCACATTGAAAGGAACAGAGTTCGAATGAAACCATATGTACCAGCAGGCGAAACATTCCACAGCTACTATAAACCTGACGATTCTAAGTATGAATGGATGATAACTTATAAAGAAATCCCAATCAGTGGCGGTTTCTACACCAGATATTATCTATATAGAATCAAACACAACGGCAAAATGAAATGCGTGGAAGAAAAAGATGGATCGCCACTTTTCGAAACAACATGGTGAGGAGTGTATGAATAATGATGAACGAACCAAAAGTGGACTCAAAGGAGATCTCGAAGAACTTAAAGTTGCTTGGAATCACTTTGAGTTTTGTGAGCCTGAGTATATCGATCGTGCAATTGATGATCTCCGAAACGCTGAGGAAGCTCTCTCAGGAACGTTAAGGAGAGCACGTCATGAAAAGTTGGAAGCGTCGATATCTAAAACTTAATTATCAAGACGAAAATTTATGCTGGAGGCTCCGCTACGGAAATCGATATGAAATTGTAGCAGAGTTGGACGAAATCTATTTCTTATGGGCACACGGCACGATGGTCGCATTCCCCAAATATTGGAAATATGATTACGACGTAGAAGTCGAAATAGTAAATACAGAATAAGAAGGGAGGTGGGGCCTTGTGGTTTCAGGAATTGACCAAAGAGAGTTGGGTCGCAAAGAACGCGCCACAGCAGAATATTATCGTCAGTTACGGCGATACAGTTACGAATGTGGCGAGGTTATTACATATAAATTATCGCCAGAACAGATGAAACAGGTGCTGACGGGCGAAAAAACAGTAGATGATTTTATAAGGGAGGGTGTAAATGACTGATTTACTTGAAAAAGAAATCCATGTTGGTGATACGGTTCTTCGGGCAAGAACATACAAGAGTACGGGAGTTCTTTGGAGTATTCATAAAGTCGTAGGCATTATGAACGTAATGATCAAAGTTCAAGATGGGGAAAACACAACAAACGTGGCACCTCGTAATTGTATCGTAATTGACGAGAATGATATTCCAGAAAACTGGCGCGATGAATAAGGAGGATTTCGAAAGTGGAAGTTAAGTTGATTTCATATTCACAACCAGTCAATTCAGATGGAGATAAAAATCCGTTGTCGATTGCAGAGCTGGCAGCGAGTGTCTGTTATGATTCTGAACCGACAGATACATATCGAATCGTAAAGGGATGCAAAGCGACGGGTCATCGGAGTGTGCTTGAACACATTTCGTTTACGTTTGAAGTAAGCGGCGTCAGTCGAGCACTGTTGGCACAGTTAAGTCGTCATCGTCATATTAGCCTGAGTGTACAGTCACAGAGATACGTTTCCATGGACAATTTTGATTATGTCAATCCGTTCAATGGAGAAGACGCGGACGTGTTTAATAACATGATGGCAGATGCTGCAAACAACTACAGAATTCTCAAAGAGTATCACAACGCTGCCAATGAGGACGCCCGCGCTGTTCTGCCAAACGCTTGTTGTACCAAGTTGTACGTCACAATTAATGCGCGGTCACTAATTGAAATGAGCCATCTGCGTCTTTGCACTCGAGCCCAAAGTGAAATCCGGTCGATGTTTCAGATGATCAAGAGCCAAGTTGCCACTGTTTGTCCCGAACTCGCCGCATGGATGGTTCCGTCCTGTGAAGCAAATCCCAAGTATCCGTTCTGTCCTGAAGGTAACCGCTGCTGTGGCCGTCACCCAAAGCTGGCAGATGTATATAAAACCATAGAGAAGTAAGGAGAGTACATATGAACATTAACAATTGCGATATCCTGTTTGAGAGCGGTCGCCTGCGTCTGGTTTACGACATGCCGGGTTTTAATTTTCCGATGACTTTGGTTCATGCACGTTCCAATCACGAACTGAATGAAAAAGCTATGAAGATCTTCGAGCCGAAGGAATGGATTCATTATTTGGCTGAACAGGGCGCTGGCAAGACCATTTCTCCCGTACACCCTTTGCTCGCAGACGCTTACAAGAACCATAAGGAGGATTATATGGCTGTTTTGAATAATATCAAAGACGAAAAGATTGAACCTGAAACCTGTGACTGCCCCGACTGCGATGATGATGAACTGGTTGGAACTGTTATTGTGACTGCCACAGGCGAAGTTGACGAAGAGACTGGGCATCGCCTTGGACGACTGGAGATTGGCGGCCTGAAGGAAATGGATACAGATGCACTGCGGGCGTTGGCGAATGATCTTGACATCGATGGCTTCGATACCATGTCCCGTCTGTCTCTGATTTTTGCAATTCATGAGCAGGATATCGATATGGACGACTCCGAGTGTGACTACGATTGCGAAAATTGTGAATATGGAGAGATGATTGGCGACGGCGATTGCATCTGTCACTATGAAGAAGATGACTCCGTTGAAGACGAAAAAGAAAACGACGATGCTGACGATTGTGATGGCGATTGCGAGAACTGTGAGTACGCAGACCTAAACGATCACGAAGATGAGTCCGAGGACTCTGCCGATTACGAGTATGTAGATGGTCCCGCTCACTATCATGGCACTGAGTGCATCGAAAAAATGCGTAAGTTGTACGGCGACGATGCTGTTCGCTGGTTCTGTATCTGCAATGCCTACAAATATCGTTTCCGTAATGGCTCTAAGCCCGGTGTGACCGCAGAGCAGGATGAAGAAAAGGCTCGTTGGTATGAGAATTACGCCGCAAATATGATGGGTGAGCAGCGGTACTATTGATAAGGAGGTAATGGAGTATGGAGTATGTAATCAAACGCAATGGCGTAAAAGCTCCGTTCGACAAGTCTAAGATCGTAAATGCGATTGAAAAGGCGATGAACGATTCCTCTGATTCGGTTAATCACAAATTGAGCGAGCAAATTGCAAATGAAATCGCAGCTATCAACCAGCCGATGGATGTTGAAGCGATTCAGAATGCCGTAGAAAATCGATTGATGCAGAGCTGCCATTATGAAACCGCTCGCTGCTACATGAATTATCGCTATCTGCACGGTATTGCCCGTAATAAGTACAAAGAGCTGATGGATACGGTCGATGAAAAGCTAATGGGTAAGAAGATCGACAATCAAAATGCCAATGTTGATGAAGCATCTTTCGGTGGTCGTACTGGTGAGATGAGCCGTGTTGTTTCTAAGCGTTATGCGCTGGATTATTGTATGTCAGATCTCGCAAAGAAGGACCATGAGAACAACGAAATCTACACTCATGACCTCGATAATTATGCTGTCGGCGATCACAACTGTACGAGTTGCAATATAGATAAGCATTTGGCTAAGGGATTTAAGACTCGTCAGGTTGATATTCGTCCTGCTCAGTCTATCAATACGGCATATCAGCTTGTGGCAGTTTTGTTCCAGATCCAGTCACTTTCCCAATTTGGTGGGATTGCAGCAACACACTTCGATTTCAGTATGATGCCTTATGTTCGGAAGAGCTTCACAAAGCATCTTCAGGATGGTCTGGTTTACATCGAAAAGAAATCCACATATAAAGCCGATCGTTTCAGAAAGTGGCTTGAGCACGATGAAAATCATCCAGACGGTACTATCCATTTTGATGATGCAGAATTTCAGGCACAACATCCTGATGCTTGGGATTACGCAATGGAGATGACTCGTCGTGAATGTAAGCAGGCAACTGAGGGTCTGCTCCACAATTTGAACAGTCTACAATCTCGTAGTGGCAATCAGCTTCCATTCAGCTCAATCAACTTTGGCCTTTGTACCGAAGAAGAGGGACGGATGGTCACGAGGGAATTCCTAGAAGGTCTGATTCGCGGCACTGGAAAGTATCATCGGACGAGTATTTTCCCATGTGCTATCTTCCAGAAGAAGATTGGCGTAAACCAGAAACATGGCGACCCAAACTATGACCTGTATCGTCTGGCTTTGAAATCGACTGCACAGCGGCTGTATCCGAATTACTGCAACTGCGATTGGAGCAATCAGAAGGCGGCTGTTCAGTATGATCGCAAAGTTAAACAAGAAGTTCTGGATGCATTGAACCCTGCAGAAAAGAAACGTCTGTATGATGTACTGTCAAAAGATAACGACCTTGCCAATAAGCTATATATTGTCGCTTATAAGGGCGACTTGATGATTAACAAGGAGTACGAGGCTCCATTTGAAATCAGTAGTACAATGGGTTGTCGAACTTGGAATTCCTATGACATCAACTTCAAAGAGGTATATGAGGCTAATATTCAATCAGTTATTAAAACTGGTCGGTTACGATTTGACGATCTGCTGTCGGCTGCTCAGAAGGACGGTCGTGGTAACATCTGTCCTGTGACTATTATTCTTCCGACACTGGCAATGGAAGCCGAACATGCGGTTTCTGTGCGGGATTATCACGATTGCCGAGATACAGTCACAGAATTTATGAAAATCCTCGACCAGAAGTTGCATGAAGCAAAGCAGATTTTGATTGAACGGTTTGATTGGATTTGTTCTCAGTCTCCTGCATCTGCAAAATTCATGTGGGACAACGGTGTGCTTTCTGGATATGACGGTGTTGATATCCGGTCTGCTATGAAACATGGAACTCTGGCAATTGGTATGCTTGGTATGGCTGAAACACTTCAGATTCTGATTGGTAAAAACCAGCTTGACCCATATGGTATGGAAGTTGCAAAAGAGATTTGCCAGTTGTACAAGGATCGTTGTGAAGAATTTAAGAACGAGACATCGTTAAACTTCGGCGTATACTTTACCCCTGCAGAAAATCTGTGTTTCACAGCTATGACGAAGTTCAAAGAAAAGTATGGTGAGATTCCAAACGTGTCTGACAAGAAATTTTTTACAAATAGTGTTCACGTACCAGTGTGGGAAGAAGTGACACCGTTTGAAAAAATCGATGTCGAGTCTCAGTTGGATTCGTATTCTAGTGCAGGTTGCATCCTGTATACAGAATTTGATGCAACAGTAAAACACAATTTGGATGCGCTTGAGACAGTTGTAAATTATGCTATGGATCACGATGTACCGTATTTTGCGGTCAATGTACCAAACGATACTTGTGTGGACTGCGGATACTGTGATGAGATAAATGATACTTGTCCACAGTGTGGTAGTCATAATATTGAACGACTGCGTCGTGTGACAGGTTATATCACCGGGAACTATACAACAGCTTTCAACCTTGGAAAACAGCAAGAAGTCGAGTTACGTGTTAAGCACAACCGGGTAGTACATAAATAAATAGTTCGCGTAAAGCGAAGGGTGGGTGGGTAGGATTTTATATACAAGGAGAGTTTAAAATGAAGGTATGGCAAAAATTTCTAGGAGTGTTGTTATTCCTTATTGTCCAATACTTTGTTTCTTGGGCGTTTACTGCTGGTGTCCTGTGGTGTATTTTCAATCTGCTTGAAAAACCATTCTCGTTCAAGGTGGCAACTGGTATTTGGCTCGCAGCAGTTCTTATTCAAAGCGTTATCAGAGGAACCATTAATGGAAAGTAATAGGGTATCAATATGAAAAATGAAAAGTTAACGCTGCAACAGTCCTTTTGGGCTATCACACTTGCAACGATTACTGCATGGATATTGATTGCTGGTGTCGTATACATGATTCTGTAAAGCAGGGACGGTGATATACATAGACATTCAAAGACAGTGGGCGATGCCCAACAAGAATACATTTGATATCAAGCCTATTAAAGAATTGATTCAGTCAGAACTAACCAACGGGACATGGATTGACCCGTTTGCGAATCAGAATAAGTTGGCAACTATTACGAATGACTTGAATCCGGATTTTGATACAGACTATCACATGGATGCACTCGATTTCTTGAAAACATTTCAAAATGAATCAGTTGATGGTGTGTTATATGATCCGCCATATTCTCCGCGTCAGGTGACAGAGTGCTATCAGGGTGTAGGAATGAATGTGACGAGTGAAACAACACGGGCGTCATTCTGGGGAAATCAGAAGAAGGAAATATCCAGAATTGTAAAACTCGGCGGAAAGGTCATTACATTCGGCTGGAACTCCGGTGGCATAGGGCGCAAGTATGGATTTGAAATCACTCGAATTCTTTTAGTTCCACATGGCGGATGGCACAATGATACGATTTGTACAGTTGAAGTAAAAGTAGCATGAAAGGAGCACGGTGGTATGACAATTGAACGCGCAATTGAAATCCTTGACCCAGAACATCGTGAGAACTATGAGCCCATTGAACTGGTTGAAGAAGCATGTTATATGGGAATAGAAGCATTGAAAATGCAGCTACCTATGAAACCCCGATGTGATATTGCTTGTCCTATTTGTGGAAGGGTCGTAACATATAAAAATTTCTGTCCGGATTGTGGACAGGCAATTGATTGGAGTGAAAGTTATCATGAAAGGGAGTGATATAAATGCTAACTAATATTGCTTGGTTTATGATCAAGGTTTATATTATTTTGATTTTCACCGCAGCAGGCATTCGTTCTGAACAGATTCTGTATGATACTTCTACATATATTTTCAAAGGTGACAAAAAGAATGGAATGTATGGCTGCGTCGCGCTGAATGTTTTTATTATCGTTTGTGCAAGTATGTGGATGAGGTTTATTTGAGATGAATTACGCTAAAATCGTTCCCTGTGATATAGCAAATGGCGAGGGGGTACGCGTCACATTGTTCGTGCAGGGTTGTACGCATCATTGCCCCGGCTGTCAGAATCCTCAGACATGGGATGCAGCTGCCGGCAATCCGTTTGTTGAAGATACAATGCAAGAACTGCTTGATCTGCTTCGGCCTGATTATATTCGCGGTTTGACGTTCAGCGGGGGAGATCCACTTTTCATTCAGAACCGATTGATTGCTGGCTACATCTGTGAGCGAGTTCGCAAAGAGTTTGGCTACACCAAAGACATCTGGATGTGGACTGGATACGAGTGGGATCAAATTAAAGACTGGGATCACTTGCATTATATAGATGTGCTTGTGGATGGCCCATATGTCGAAGCCGAGCGCGATATTTCATTGCCGTGGGCTGGAAGCCGAAATCAGAGAGTTATTGATGTAAAGAAAAGTCTTGAGAAAGGAAAAGTTGTGTTATGGCAAAAATGAAGTATGAAGCGAAAATAACAATCGAACTTGATATCAATGAACATTTGCTAGATGGTGAGACTCTGGACGAATTTATCAAACATTATGGGTTGACCGAATTCGTTCTGGCTAACGATTTGGAGTCTTATATCAAAGATGAAGCGGAATATTATCCAAATGTCGAGTACAATAATCCGCAAATCCGTGTTGAAACAATCAAATTGAATATTGAAAAGGAGAATTGATATGAATCCCATTGTAAAAATAAACAAAATTTATCCTGATGCACACATTCCTACATACGGATCTGAGAAAGCTGCGTGTGCTGATGTGTATGCTTATATTCCGTCAAATCAGGCTGATCTGTTTGATGAACACGGCAATCCCATCATCTATATGCGTCCGCACGAGACTCGTATGATTGGTACTGGTCTGCGATTTGCTCCGGCTGAAGGTTGGGCGATTCTTGGCTATGCTCGCAGCGGTCTGGCTACTAAGAGGGGGTTGGCACCGGCAAATTGCGTTGGCGTTATTGATCAAGACTACCGGGGAGAGGCTATGGTTCCACTTCATAACCACTCTGATATGCCGCAAGAGATTGTTCATGGTGACCGTATTGCCCAGTTCATGTTCGTTCCGTATTATCAGGCGCAGTTTAATGTGGTTGAGGAACTGGATGAGACGGAGCGTGGAGTCGGAGGGTTTGGAAGTACGGGAGTGAAGTAATGGAGGAAGTTATGGGAAAGACGATTGATACGTCCGAGCTTCTGTATCGGATGGGCAAGTACGCAGAAATCGATGTTGGAGAAGAAAAACATGATGCGTTCATGCATTTCATGCTTCTTTTGACACGCACAATTGAGAAAATGCCGAATGCTGCATTGACTCATAAGAATCCGATTGATGATGAGATTATGGAGAATCAGTACAAGCTGGTGAACGCAATCTCGCTGGTAACCGGTCGCACTCGAAACGATGGCTGGTATCCTACTTGGATTGGCATGACTATGAAAATTGTGCGTCTGAAGGTCGATGAGTCTGCTGGTTTCCGGTACATCAAAGACAATGAAGGGCATGACTGTCCGGGCGCAATGCATACGTCT